GACCACCTGCATCCTGACACGTCATATATTGAGCTGCAGAGATATACGGGATCGTAACTTGGAATTGATTTCCAGCACGAATATCTATAATTTCACGTAAACAGTAAGAAGCTAAGGAAGCGGTGATAACTGGTCCAGCTAAAAGAGCATAGGGAGTGAACACTACCATCAATCTACCAATGTGGAATTCAGTCTTCACAATGGTAAATGTATATATCATAGATCCTCTCCATAGATTAAACAGTCTGGAAAGAAAACCCACGGGAGTGAAACTAATCATTGTATTTGTACTGTCAATAGTACTAGAATACATGTCCCGAGGAGTAACTAGACAACTATATAAAAGATCTCCGGTGCTATTGGAGGTGCTAATAGTAAATCTAGCATAAATGGCCGATCTTTGCTTTATGAAATCAAAACTCATTTCATCAATATCTGTACCAAAAATACCCGAAACTTGTCCGACAGTATTTGTAGAAGATAATGCTAAAGTTTGAGCTACGGATTTCTTATTATAATTACAGAGATACGGATTGCTCCATTTAGTCATACGATTAGATGGATCATTAATACGGGGAGCTGAGTAGCCCCAAGCATAAGCTGCTCTAGAGGCAGCATCCAACAACCAAGACATTGGAGCTGCAATACTAGAAAGAAGAGGAATAGGAGACAACGCCGAAGAAATATCAGTGGCTAATTTCAAACTATTAGAAATAGTTCGATTAGATTCAACTTCTTCGGTATGTATATCCTTCTTTTTCCTGCGTACTACAGTCCCAGCTTGGAAGTGAATAGAGACTTTATCGCCGCCAATACACAAGCCACATTGTGGCGTGGTACTAGCAAAGAGCTCTACGTCCTCTAAGTGGACGTATAATGTTGCTCCAGCACTTCCGGTTCCTCCAACAGTAGTAATGGGTTCAAGAGCCCACAATTGTATTCGACCGGGAGAACCAAGTCTTGAACCAGAATAAGGGGTCATAGGAAGGAATGAATGCGTAGAAATCCAAGGGACGCGAATAGTGACAGAACTATCACAATTAACATCCAATTTAGCGTGTAATAATTGTGAAACCTGGTTTCTACTGTGAGAATACGTAATATATTGGGCTGCAGTTTGAGCGACACCACCGCTAGGTTGAAATGCTAAAAGATACATACCTTGATCAAAACGACTGGCATTGATCTTAAGTGTATATACAAAAGTACAACGGATGCCATGTATTCCGATCAATTTATGATACCAAATATCAAACGGAGCAGTATTATTGTAAATAGGTCTAGTTATATCAAACTGATCTATCATAAGAGTTAAAGCGTTGGTGAGGACATAGTCACCAGCTATCAATGGTTTTGCTAAAAAAGCTTTTATGTCCTGATAAACATAGTCACAAGATGTAATAGAAGATGGTTGAGTAAGTAAAGTAGTATTTTGTGCTGTATTAACAACACCAGAATCAATCCAATGGGTGGTCCCATTTTGCACAGTAGAACCGGAAGTTTCCCTCGCGATAAT